GACGCGCCTGACAGCGCTGGTTCATTGTTCCGAGAGGCGTTCCCCAGGATAGGGGTAAACATCAAGGCCATGTATGAGTGGTAAATTATTGTTGCAGTCGTATTAAAAGTGTGATATTTTTAGAACAAGGATGGACAGACAGATGGTGTTTGTAGTTTATTTTTTTGGGATGTTGGTAGGTTTTTTCTTTGGGGTATTGTATTGTGCTTATGCTGTTAGTAATAGTGCAAAGTCAGGTGTTCCGCTTGGCGGTAAATTCAAAATAATTTTTTTGGATGAGGAAAGGTAAAATAATGGAATATGTAATGGGCGGTAAATGGAGCGATCCGCCATTGTCTGAAAAACAAAAAGAGATGGTTGCTGCAGCAGTCAGGGAGAATTATCGGAGACAAGAAATCGGATTCGATTTAGCACCCCACATTCTTCTTGGCAGAGATGAACCTATAAAGGTCTTTTCCTCGCAGCGCGAATTGGTAATGTCTCAAGCAAGAGACAGTTTGCAAAAAATTAGGAGGTAGTTATGAATCAGTTTCAGGCTGCTTATAAAAAAGCATTGGAAAATTCAGGAAAAAAGGTTTCAACCCTAAAAGAATTTATCTCGTTACAAAACGACTTGAAAAAAGCTGAGGACGAATTGATCTCTTGGGGATTATCAAAAATGCCCGAAGCGGAAATAACGCCGCAAATGCGTAAAATGATTGAAGCTCCTATTTATCGCATTAATTTTATTAATCGGTTTCTTGAGGATTGTGATGAATAACGACAATGCAATTTTTACTGAAATGAAAACTCACCATCGATGGGTAGGAAAATCGGAGGAAGAAATCATTGCCGATATAAACAGAATTATTAACGAAATAGAGGAGGGTATCGGTTGGTTTAACCCATACCCGTACCCGATTGAGCTACCTTTACCACCTTTACCAGAAATGGACGCTAAGTATAGAATGGGAATTGCTTTTTAGTATTTGAATTAAGCGGAGTGCCAGCCGCTCGTCACAGACTGAATCATTCCACCAGGAATGGGAGGACTCAGATGGATATGAGTACACAGGTTGGCATTTGGGAAAAGGCTGTTCACTTCGTCAAGGACGGATGGAGTAACCTTGTATCAGGTCTCGGAAGTGCCCGGGACAAACGAAAGTTTACTAAAAACGCTCTTGGAAAAGTCCTCTCCGATGAAGAACTGGAATCTATCTTTGTAGATGACGGCTTGGGTACCCGGATCATCACCGAGATGCCCAATGATATGTTCCGGGAAGGGTGGGAATTTACGTTCCCTGACATGGATGAGAAGAAAGCCAAGGAGCTGTTTGAGGTTTACAAGGCTGTCTTCGAAGAGATAAAGGTTGTCGAGAAGGTAAAGCTGGCGTTTTATTGGGCGCGGCTCTATGGCGGCGCCGTTATTCTGATAGGCGCACTGGACGGCCGTGGCTTTGAATTCCCGCTTAACCCGAAGAAGATCAGGTACTTCGACAGCCTACGCGTTATTCAGGCTACTGAAATAAAGTTTGACGACATCCAGTTCCAGCTCAACCCTGAAAAGCCTCGCTTTGGTCTGCCGGAGTATTACCCGATTTCGTTTGACACCCCAAACGGAGACTCCGAAACAAGGCTTGTTCACCATTCCCGGATAATCGAATTGCACGGCTGTAAGGTTCCGTCGAAAACCAAGATACACCTTACGAAGCAGCAGAAGTATTGGGGTATGAGCGAATTGCAGAAGGTATACGATCATCTGTCAACGATGGGTGAGTCCCTGGGCAGCGTCTCAGCAATCCTGAGAGAGTTTTCCATCGGCAAGTTCAAGTTCACGAACCTCGCAGACATTCTCGCTATGCCCAACGGCGAAGAGCTGATGAAGAAGCGTGTTGAGTTCATGGACTTGACCCGTAGCACGTTCCATTCGACGTACATGGACAAGGACGATGATTTTGTCAGGGAGAATGTCACCTTTAGCGGCATACCAGAAGTGCTGTACATCTTTATGATGATGGTAGCTTCATGCTCAGGATACCCCATAACCAGGCTGTTTGGTGTATCTCCGGCCGGTATGAATTCAACTGGTGAGTCTGATATGCGTAATTATTACGACAGGGTACGCTCTGATCAAGGTTTCTCCCTTGAACCGATACTGCTCCGCCTGGTGAAGATCATCTCTGAATGGCAGAAAAAAGAAGAACCATACATTGAGTTCCGGCCCCTGCAGCAGCTCACCGATAAAGAAAAGTCTGAGCTGGAAAAGCTGGACGCTGAGAAAGAAAAGACGAAAGCAGACACATGGAAAGTGTACATTGACGCCGGCATACTTGAACCGTATCAAGCCGCTTACCTTCAATTCGGAGACGACCTTGAGAAAATACCGATCCCGCCTGATTTGGAGCTTCCGCCTGTAGAAACGCTACCAGAGGAAGGCGCTAACGAAAACAGCGAAGCTGCCAACGCAGAGGGTGAAAACGCTAACACGGAAGGCGGTTCTTCCAACGAAGAAGGCCAGAAAAAAAACAAAGAAGGCGAAAAATCTAACGCTGACCCCAAAAAACGTATCGCTGAGCTGGAAGCCAAAAAGGAGCTGACAGATGAAGAGCAGAAGGAGCTTGACGAGCTGAAAAAGCAAGCCAAGCAGAAAAATACCGCCGGAGGGAAGTAGATGTTGACGCATCCGAAGTGTAAAACGTGTAAACGGAAAAAGCGTTGCGCTAATCTCAAGGTTGTTCATAGACAGGGGTGCATGAGGCATACGGACAACGTTGACGTTAATGAAATTGACCGACATATGTTCCCACCAAAAAAAGGGAAGCACTATTTTTTTTCCAGATGAAGATGCCCGGAGGGACTTGTCCCCTTATGGAAATGCCAGAACTGACACCGGTTTGGCCATACGTTCTGATAAGCATGGTGCCAATTATAGTTTTTATTGGAGTTTTAGTAATAGGCATGGTTAAATGAATTTTCAGTTTAGCAGGGAAGCCCTGAAAGCTGCCTTGTATGCCAACCGAAAACGGATGAGCAAGGCGCAGCGGAAAGCCAGCAAGAAAAAGCGCGTTACCAATATCTACCCATGGGCGGTAGAGCGCCGGTATGCTGCGTCGATAAAAGCATGGCTCAAGCCGATGATGGATTTTGTCTCTCAGTACCTCAAGAATAACCAAGAAGCGATCCTCCGCGGCGACACCGCGGCATTAACCCGAAACGATGCAGTTCCCGGGGGGAGCTTCCGGCGAATGGTTTCTTCGCTCAACGGCTGGATGGCGACGTATATCCCCAATAGGAATGAAACAGTCGATACGAACCGCAGAGGACCCCCGGTTGTGTACCTTGGTCTCAACGGCATCGCAGAATCCCTTGCCGATTTTACCAGTAACCAGTGGAGAAAGGCAGCGGTTGAAAATATTGGCGTAGAGTTTGCCGTATACGAAAACTGGTGGCCTGATACAAAGAAAGCCTGGGCAGATAAAAATTACGACCTTATAAAAAGTCTTTCTGAAAATTATATTAGCCAGGTGAACCAGAAAACAGAGCTTGCCGTAATGAACGGCTGGTCTCCGCGTCAGCTCGTCAAAGAGATCATGAAAGTCAATGACAACATGAAAAAGAGTAAGGCGAACCTCATCGCCCGGGATCAGATAGGGAAGCTGAACGGACAGACTACTCAGGCGCGGATGGAAGCGGTCGGGCTTGATCTCTACGAATGGTCAACATGCGGAGATGAACGTGTAAGGGGGGACCCGTCAGGGAAATATCCCAATGGCCGCCCGTCGCATTATGAATTGGATGGGAAGATTTGCCGATGGGACGATCCCACCGTCTACTCTGAGGACGGCGGTAAGACGTGGAAGGACAGACCGAGTAGCTGGTGCCAGCTTCACCCCGGCTATGACATCCAGTGCCGGTGTACCGCGCTCAGTTATTGGGCTGAGCTTATTGAGGAAGTCGATAAGGAGCTTGCACTACAGGAAGGCTATGATATTCAGGAAATGGAAGATGAAGAACCAGAAAAAATTGAAAGCAAAGAAGTTGTTTTAAGTCATGAATATAGCAAAGCGTTTTCAAGTGACAGCAAGCAGCTAAATACCATTGTAAATAATACTTATGAAAATCTAACTGAGGAAAATCGTAAATTGTTGGAAAAGGTTTTAGGAGATGAAAACATACTTAAAATACTGCCTGAAAATTCAGAAGAGCCTAATTCGTGGCTTAATGGATTGATACAGCTAAAAGAATCTGTAATAAAGACATTTGAAAAAGGTGGAGAGAATCCCTTCATGCACGAGTTAGGGCACATGCTGGACGAAAAACTTTCGCAGATTATGGGGAAAATCCATATATCAAACGGCTATAAGAAAAAATGGGAAGAGCTTGGTGATGTTCTTGTTCAGGACTGGTTTAAGCTCATTGAAAAGTTTGGCAACGTAGATTTGGTTCGGTCCCATGTATTTAATTTGTCTGAAAGCGATCCGTATAAGTGGGATGCAATTACAGATTTGATCGGTGGATTATCAGGTAAGCCGTTGACAAATAGATTTGGACATCCGAGTGATTATTGGGAAAATGTGTTTATAAGGCCAAGAGACAGGGAATGTTTTGCTCATTTGTTTGTTGCGAGTAATGACAAAGAGAAAAGGAAATTATTCGAAACATTTTTCCCAAGTACGTTAAAGTGGTATAATAAAGTTCAGAAAATACTTTTGAAGGAGGCTGGATTATGATGTTTGATGAACTTAGACAATTTTCCACCGAGGAAGAAACTATAAAATTTACTGCATTATTCGGCGGGACTTTTTTTTCTGTTTTTCTCGGTGAATCAGTGTACGAAAAAAACAAGATATGCTATCGGCTTCCGGATTATGAATCGGCTAGAAAACTAATTAAAGAGTCGGTAGAAAAAAAACAGGATCTTCTTGAGGGTAATTTATCGGTCGTTAAAGGCCAGAATACATAAAATGATTGGGAGGAAACATGGAATTATCCGAAAAGCACGTTGAGGAGATCAAAAAGGCTGCACGGACTGTCGATTATGGCAGCGTGACCATTCAGATCGCGGCAAACTCAGACCGGTTGGACCTGACCGTACAGAACCGTATCCGACTTGAGAAAGAACCGACACAGCATAAAGACCCGGCGCCCAAGAAAGGCAATGGCAGTTTACAGGATTAATGCAATACAGGGGCGCCAGCTTGCCTTTTCATGGCAGCCATACTTTTACCCCAAAAACGCCGCAAAACCCCGCCTTGGCCTTTAGGCAAAGAATTTTTTAGAAAATGCTTGACAAATTCTTAAAGATCGGCTTTATAATGGGATTATAGAGTTATAACAGGCTGACCGAATACGCGGAAGCCCGTAGAGAACGGTGAAAGAGGAATCCCTCTTCTTCGCTCTCTACGGGCTTTTTTGTTTTTCCGGCCAGCGTCGAGGAAACATGGCAGAGACAAAATCGGTAGTAAAACGGCTTGATAACCTTGACTTCTCAAGGTGGATGACTGATCCGTTCACCCGGACCACGGAAGGCTTTTTGAAGGGCCGGGCAATCGTTACCTGTATCGGCGTTTTCAGCTATCGAAATAAAGACGGCACGATAAGCCGCGAGCTGAGGCTGCCGGAAGAGGTTTTTGACACTGCAAGCCTCGATACCATGAAGCTGAAACCAGTAACCCTTGATCACCCTGACGAGAAAGTAGTGCCGGACAACGTAGTAAAGCTACAGGTCGGAACCCTAGGGAGTAACCCGACGACTACAGCTCAGAAGTTTGGTTGGGATGGTGAACGTACACCGTATGAAAAGATTACTGACGGGCTTCATGTTGCGATAGATATGACAATTAACCGGGAAGATGCCATCGACGAAGTGCTGAACGGCAAACGCTCTCTCAGCATGGGGTACGAGTGCGAGCTGGAAGCGGCTGAACCCGGTGCGGTATGGTGCGGAATGTCTTACGACGGTATCCAACGAAATATCCGCTACAACCACTGTGCGATAGTGGATGCAGCCAGGGCCGGGGATGCTGCGAAGATTCGTATGGACAGCGCGGACGCTGTTCTAATAAATCAGCCTATTCAGGAGGGCAATTTGATGAAGAAGATCAGAATGGACAGCGGCGTTGAGTACGAAGGCGACGAGGGGCTTATTAACGTTTACCTCGAAACCAAGAAACGTGCGGACGCAGCGGAAGGCAAGCTGGCGGATTCCGAAAAAACAAGCAAGGCCGCGCTTTCTACCATGGAAGCGGACCGGGATAGCCAGAAGGACCGGGCTGACAAGCTCGACGCCGAATTGAAGGATCTCAAGGCGAAAGCCTTTGATCCGAAGCGGCTGGACGAAGCAGTCAAGGCCCGTGTGGATCTTTTGGAAGCCGCGATTAAGGCAGGGGTGGAAGTCAAGGACGGCCTCTCCGAAACCGAGATCCAGAAGGCGATTATCTGTAAGGTGTATCCCACCGCAAAGCTGGACGGACGGGACGAAGCGTATATCAAGGGCCGCTTCGACTCCGCGCTGGAAGAGCTGGCGAAGGACACCGACGCTGCAAGCAGGGTGTTGCTCAATGACGGAGCTTCCACGGAAGACAGGAGCGACTCAAAGACAGCCCATGACCGTATGGTGAGCTACCTCAAGAACACCAGCCGCGGCATTGCCGATGGGGGTAAATAAGCTATGGGTATAAACAGACTGTACGGAGACCTTGGCAAGGTAATTGCCGGGCAGAAATTTGGCCTCCTGGACGATACTGAAACCATCGTAGCCGGCGAAAAAATCTACCCCGGCGATCCCATTTTCCAGCTTATCGGCGATGAAAGCGTCGGGTACGGCGCCCATGTGAGCAGCGTGAAGCTGACCGCAAGCGCCGCCCTCGTACCGGGGAATAGCGTCTCCGTTACGATTAACGGCGTTACCCTGTCTGGCATTGATTTCGAGGACAGCTCGCAGAACACCATGAGGAAAATCGTTGATGTCATAAACCTGAGCGAAGAGCTGAGGGGCATTGGCATTACCGCTTTTATCCTCGAAGGCGTTCCGCTGGCGTTTAACCTGAGCGGCCCGGGCGTAACCATTACCGCTTCGGCTACTGTTACCGGCGGTGCTTCACAGCCGACGTTTGTTTCCGCTGCCAATTCTACCAACGCAAGGTTCAGGGGTGTCGCAAGGCATACCGAGCTTGCGTACAAGGAAGGCACAGGCTTCTATCCTACCGGTGTAGGCGTAAACGTAATGACCCGCGGTCAGATCAGCGTCCCGTGCGCGGACTCCGCGAACCCGGACAATCTGAAACAGGCATACGTCATTATGTCCGGCGCCGACGCAGGGAAGTTCACCGATGTAGCCGCCGGCAATTACGACTGCGGGTGTTATTTCCGCAGTTCAAAAATCGAAGACAACCTGGCTTTTATTGAAGTCAGGGGTATTAAATAATCCGGGCTAAGCCCTTTTAAGGAGTGTAACAATGCCTAATCAGGTACAGAGCGGACACCCCATGCGGCTTGATGCCGGTGAGTCCGTCTTTTTCGCAAGGGAGTGTGAGTACATTAAGTCTCGCACCTATGACGTTAAACTTCGGGAGCTGAAAGCGTTTAGCTTAATTCCTATTTCAACAGAAGCAGGGCCCGGAGCAACTCAGATAACCTTCCGCCGGTACACCGGCGTTGGTTTTGCCAAGATCATCTCTGACTACGCAAAGGACTTTCCCCGTGTGGATGTCTACGGCGTAGAAGACACCGTGAAGGTCAAGGCAATCGGTGACAGCTACGGCTATTCCATTACGGAAATCCGCAGGTCGAAACGCGAAGGCAAGGGCTTGGAAGTCCGCCGCGCAACAACCGCGAGGAGAGCCCACGATGAAATGTCGAATAAGATGGCCCTCAAGAGCGATTCCGTCCTGGGAACGCGCGGCTTGATTGACTACCCCGGCATAACCGAAGCGACTATCCCGGTCAACGGCAAGGGTACTTCTACTTCTTGGGTGACGAAAACCGACGAAGAGATCATGCAGGACATTGACCTCCTGTTTGACGCGGTAATTAAGTCAACGTTCAACCGTGAGAACCCGGACACCCTGCTTCTGCCGCTGGAAAACTACCGCATCCTTGGCAATCGCCGCTTGAGCGGAACCGATACGACCCTGTTGGCGTACATCATGAAGAACAAGCCCTGGATCAAGAAGATTGATTGGCTGCATGAGCTTTCAGGTGCCGGCGTCGGTAAAACAAACAGGATGATGGTCGGTACTTTCGAAGAAGAAAAGATAACGTTTGAAATCCCGCAACCGTTTGAGCAGTTTGACGCGCAGCAAGTAGGCATGGAGTATGAGATCCCCTGCCATTCCGAGTGCGCCGGTTGTATCATCTATTACCCGATGGCGTTCGCATACGCCGACGGTATTTAACCATAGCCCCCCTCGATGAGGGGGTAATCTTTTTTGAAGGATGGATCAAAAATGCTGTTAAATTACAAACCGAAAGACGACCACATAAAAATTATTCCGCTTATTGCGGTATCCGAAGCGGCGAAGAAAGTAGTGATCACCCGGCCACAGGTGCAGTTGCTCCCCGGTACAAACGAGATCAGCGATGATGAATACCTTGTCATCAAGGACCATATCAAGCGTGAGCTTGAGAGCAAGGTCATTGTCCCCATTGAAAAGACTGTACCGACCAATAAACGGGCGCCTTCCGGCAAGGCAAAAAACCTGAAAGAAATGCCGACGCAAGAAGCCATCGCGCTGGTACAAGCCTGCGTGAACCCTGAGACGCTGACAAAGTGGTATCAGGAAGAGACCCGCGAAGAAGTGCGGCTCCTGATTACCGAGACGATGAAAGAGCTGAAAATGGACATTCCCAAACTGGAAGTAAAAGGCGGTAATGAAAATGACGCCATTGCTCTGGAAGACATGACCCATGAGCAGCTCGTAGCTTACGCAGCGGAGAAAAAAATCTCCGTCAACGCCAGCCAAACGAAAGAAGAAATCCTGGCTGTCATTAAAAAGGCGGAAGCGAAGTAACTATGGGTTTAAGCCCCGAGAAAATAATCGAAACCATCTGCCCCGAGTTGGCGGGCAGTCCATCCCTGCAAGTGTACTTGGGAATGGCGGCTGAGGTTATTTCGAGGGGCTTTTTCGGGAACGTGTACAACCAGGCTTTGGCGTATCAGGCTTGCCATTTGTTTACGCTGTTTGATACAGAAGCCGACGA